AAGGCCACCGCCCACATGACCATCGACTCCACCAAGACCGACAAGGCCAAGCTGGCCGCTTTCGAGGACATCATCTATGGCAAGGATGCCGATGGCGATAACGCCGCCGTCGAGTCCCGGCTGCCGATGCCCGAGGAGGTCATCGCGTTCTTCAAGGAAGTCCCTCCCGCCGGCTGATTTCCCGCGCAACATCCGTACCCTGCGAAGCGGGGCTCTCTTCACCGAGGGCTCCGCTTTCTTTAATTTTTGAAAGGAGAATCGCACCATGATTAAAAAGACTTTTAAGTTTGTCGACTACAACGGCAACCACCGCACCGAGGACCACTATTTCAACCTGACCCAGGCTGAGGTGGCCGAACTGGAGCTCTCTGTGGACGGCGGCCTCACCGCGATGATTAAGCGCCTCGTCGAGGCGCAGAACGGCGGACAGATCATCAAGACGATGAAGAACCTCATCCTCAAGTCCTACGGCGTGAAGTCCCCCGACGGCCGCCAGTTTATCAAGAACCAGGAGGTCCGCGACGCCTTTGTTCAGACGGAGGCGTACAACCAGTTGTTCATGGAGCTGGCCACTGACGCCAAGGCTGCCGCCGACTTCTTCGCCGGCGTTATCCCGGCCAAGGCGGATGTGGAGCCGGCTGCTGACGCCCCTGCCCTCCCCGGCAGTTCCGACGTGCTGCCTCCGGCCTGACACCATAAAGGAGACCGGAAATGCTGGAAATCACGATCCCCGAAACGGAACTGTTTGATGGCGTCGCGAATTTCATCTATGTAAAAGAGCAGACGCTTCGACTGGAGCATTCGCTGGTCTCACTTTCAAAATGGGAGTCGAAATGGCACAAGCCGTTTCTGTCAAAGAAGAGAAGAACGACGGAGGAGTCCATTGACTACGTCCGGTGTATGACCTTGACGCAGAATGTGGACTCCTCGGTTTATAAGGCAATCACCCCAGCTATTTTGCGGGAGGTAGAAGCCTATATCGACGCTTCCATGACGGCCACCACCTTTCACAACATGAAGAAGAGTACGGCCAGCGAACCGAAAGTAACTGCTGAAATCATCTACTACTGGATGATCTGCCACGGTATCCCATTTGAGTGCCAGAAATGGCATTTGAACCGGTTGCTCACGCTTATCAACGTCTGCAACGCAAAGAGCCAGAAGCCGCAGAAGATTCCCCGGGCGGAGCAGATCGCATACAACAAGAGACTCAATGCGGCGAACAAGAGAAGATGGAACACGAGAGGGTGATGCTATGTCCGAGAAGACAATTTGGGAGTATCTGAAAGCGCAGGGGCTCACTGATGCCGGGACAGCCGGTTTGATGGGAAATCTCTACGCTGAAAGCGGGCTTCGCCCGAACAATCTCCAGAACAGCTATGAGGGTAAGCTGGGTATGGCCGACGCCGAGTATACCGAGATGGTCGACCGAGGCACTTGTGCCAATTTCGGCAATGACCGGGCGGGCTATGGTCTCGCTCAATGGACGTATCCCAGCCGAAAGGCCGCTCTGCTGGCCTACGCCAAGGCCGCCGGGAAGAGTATCGGTGACCTGGAGATGCAGCTTGGTTTTCTGATGCAGGAACTCTCCACCGGCTACAAGACTGTGTTGAATGTTCTGAGAACGACTGTCAGTGTCCGAGAGGCATCCGACATCGTTCTCCTCCAGTTCGAGCGTCCCGCGGACCAGAGCGAGGCAAGGCAGAAGCAGCGGGCCGAATACGGCCAGAAGTATTTCGACAAGTATGCAAAGAAAGGAAGTGCCGGTCCCATGGCAAAACTGACCCCGAACGCCACTTACACAGTAAACGGCGTAAAAATCAGCGAGAAAATCATCCCGGACGGCACTCGCTGGCAGGACGCTACCAAGGCTAAGAAGGCCGGTTTCTCCGCTGGCGCTTTGTATAAGAGCCAGAAGAAATTGAGCGGCACCGGTCGTGCGAAGAGCGTGACCATCCACAACACCAACGACCTCGCCAATGTCTACGATGACGGCGAGCAGTATACCCGAGCTACGTTCAACCAGAACATGAACAGCAGCCGTGTCCACTTCTTTGTTGACGACACCGGCGGCTGGCAGAATCTGAAAGCCGGCACTGGCATGGTTCCATCCGACCCGGTCGGAGCTGCTGAGGTTTCGTGGCATTCCGGCGATGGCTCTGTGGTCGACGGCGGTAACATGACGAGCCTGAGCATCGAGGTCATCATGAACGAGTCTGCGGAGCACGACAAGATCGCCAGAGATAACGGTGCCAGACTGGCTGCATGGCTGCTCTGGAAAAACGGCCTTACCATCGACAAGCTCGTCACCCATACCTATTGGGTGAATAAGTCGGTCGGCAAGAAATTTGCTGATGTAGACGAACAGTGCTGCAATCCCATCTCCGGGAAAAAATGGTGCCCGACGTACATCTTTGGCAGCAGCAATAAGACTACTGCTATGAACAACTGGAAAGCGTTCAAAGCGCTCGTCAAGAGCTACTTGGACGCCCTGAACGGAGGGGCTGCTACAGCGCCCAGCACGAAACCCGTTGCTCCTGGCCCCTCTGCACCCGAGATCAAGGTTCCGTATAAGGTTCGTATCACCGCTACGGATCTGCGCATTCGGAAAGGGCCGGGCACCAACACGGCTATCGTCCAGAAGGCCATTGCCCCTGGTGTCTACACCATCGTGTCTGAGGCTACGGGTGAGGGCGCTACGAAGTGGGGCAAGTTGAAATCCGGCGTGGGCTGGGTTTCTTTGGACTACTGCAAAAAGCTGTAACAGGAGGGCATATGATTACGTTCAGACAAAAGGGCGACTTCTCCAAGCTGACCAGATTCTTGGAGAGAGCCAAAGAAGCGGTCCATCTCGGCGATCTCGATAAGTACGGCCGAGCTGGAGTGGCCGCCCTTGCGTCTGCGACGCCTGTTGACTCCGGAGAAACAGCCAGTTCGTGGTACTACGAGATCACCAACAAGAACGGTTCGGCCGTCATCTCATTTCGCAACTCCAATGTTCAAAATGGAGTCCCAATCGCCATCATTCTTCAGTATGGGCATGGCACCGGGACTGGGGGCTGGGTACAGGGAAGAGATTATATCAACCCTGCTATCCAGCCTATTTTTGACCAGATCGCAAATAACGCATGGAAGGAGGTCACAAAGCTATGAGCACAACAATCGACGAGAGAGTCGTAGAGATGCGATTTGACAATCGCCAGTTTGAGCAAAACGTTCAGACCAGCTTGTCAACACTCGACAAACTCAAACAGGGTTTGGATCTGGACGGTGCTGCTAAGGGCCTGGAGGGCTTGGGCACCGCCGCTAAGAAGTGTGACCTGTCGACTCTTAGCAATTCCGTCGAGACCGTTCGAGCGAAATTCTCGGCGCTTGAAGTCATGGCTATGACTGCTCTTTCCAATATCACCAACTCCGCGGTAAACGCGGGAAAGCGGATGCTCTCTTCGTTTACAGTTGAGCCGATTTCCACCGGCTTTAACGAGTATGAGCTGAAGATGGGCTCCATCCAGACCATCATGGCCAGCACTGGCGAGAGCCTGGATAAGGTCAACCAGAAGCTGGACGAGCTCAATACTTATTCCGACAGAACGATTTATTCGTTTGCGGATATGACCTCCAACATCGGTAAATTCACAAACGCCGGCGTAAAGCTGGACGACGCCGTGGCCGCCATCCAGGGCGTCAGCAATGTAGCTGCTGTTTCCGGCGCTAACGCCAACGAGGCTTCCCGGGCCATGTATAACTTTGCCCAGGCGCTGTCGGCGGGCTATGTTAAGCTGATTGACTGGAAATCCATTGAGAACGCCAATATGGCGACGGTGGAGTTTAAGACACAGCTTCTTGAGGCCGCCGTTGCGGCGGGAACTGTCGAGAAGTCCGCGGACGGCATGTACAAGGTTCTTACCAAGAACGGGCAGGGCGGCGTGATGAAAGAGACCATCGACGCTACCCATATGTTCAACGACAGTCTGGCCTACCAGTGGATGACCACCGAAGTTCTCACGGAGACGCTGAAGGACTACGCCGATGAAACGACTGAAATTGGTAAGAAGGCCTTTGCCGCCGCTCAGGATGTAAAGACCTTTTCTCAGTTGATGGATACGCTTAAAGAAAGTGCGCAATCCGGATGGGCTGAGACCTGGCAGTTGATCGTCGGCGACTATGAGGAAGCAAAGGTCACGCTGCGGGAGTTCTCCGAATTTTTCAGCAACATCATCGACGGCTCCTCCAAAGCCAGAAACGCCCTGCTGGGTGGGGCGCTGACATCAAGCTGGGGGCAGTTGAAGAATGAAGTCAGTGACGCCGGCTTTTCTGTGGATGCGTTCCGTGACGCGCTTCGGGAGACGGCGTCTGAGTCTGTTGACGGCCTCGACAAGATGATTGAGGAGGCGGGCTCCTTTGACGCCACCCTTTCACAGGGTTGGCTGACAACTGATATTTTGGCCAAGACGCTGGACAAGCTGGCCAATGAGGCTACGGGAACGACCGGCGGTATTTCCGCACTGAGCGACGAACAGCTTAAAAACATCGGCTACACTGAGGAGCAGATCGCGGCGCTTCGTTCCCTCAGCAGTCAGGCAAACTCTTCTACGGGAGAAATCGCCGACCTTGTTCAGAACATGACCCGCAAAAGCGGCAGAGAGCTTCTTTTTGACTCCCTCTTGAACAGCGCCAAAGCGATTCAAAAGGTATTTGGGACGTTGAAAGGCGCTTGGGACGATGTGTTTCCGCCGATGACATCGGAACGGCTCTACGGCTTGATTGAGGGACTGAACAAGTTTACGCAAAGGCTTATCATCTCTGATGAGACTGCGGACAAAATTGGCAGGACATTCAAGGGTCTATTCGCCGTTCTTGACATCATTCGGCAGGGGTTCTCCGCGGTATTCAAGACTTTGAGTCCTCTGCTTGGCGGCCTTGGTACTCTGAGCGGGGGTATTCTTGATGTGACGGCCTCTTTCGGAGATTGGCTCGTCGGAATTGACGAGGCGGCGAAGAAAGGCGACGTCTTTAATCGGGTATGTCAGCGTATTTCGGATTTTGTCGCCGCGGCTGCTTCCAAAGTAAAAGAGTTCATCCAGACAGTCAAGGAAAACTTCAAAATCCCCGGATTTGAGGGGTTCCAAAATCTTCTTGGTCGGGCTCGGGAACGTATGGGGCAGGTCCTTGACTCTGCTGGAGATATGGGCTCCGGTGTCAGTTCGGCGGTTGGTGTTATGGGCTCCGCTTTGGCCAGCAGCAAGTTCCTCCAGGCGCTTCAAACTTTGTATAACGGTGCGAAGACGATTGGCGGAGCTATCGTAAAGGCTATTGGCGGTCTTGCCAGCGGTGTTGTGGAAAAATTGGGGAATGCCGATTTCAGTGGAGCTATCGACTTGCTGAATGGCATTTCCTTTGGCGCTATTGCTGTCGGTATCACCAAGTTCCTGCACAGCATCCAGCAGCCTTTTGATGAGGTCGGCGGGTTCCTTGACAACGTAAAGGGTATCCTGGACGAAGTCAGAGGCTGTTTCGAGGCATACCAAACGCAACTGAAAGCCGGTGCCCTGCTTAAGATTGCCAGTGCCATCGGCATCCTTGCCGCAGCTATCGTGGCCATTTCCTTAATTGACAGCGATAAGTTGTCGGCCTCTCTCGGTGCGGTCACCATTCTATTCGCTGACCTGATGGGCTCCATGGCGATTTTCAGTAAAATCAGCGGTGACATGAAAGGTGTGACAAAGACCTGCGCCGCCATGCTCGCTGTTTCTACCTCTGTACTTATCCTTGCATCCGCATTGAAGAAGATCGCAGACCTTGATGCCGGACAGCTCGCTGTTGGCCTGACTGGTATTGCTGGAATGATGGCGGCTCTCGTAGCATCTATGAAGGTGTTGGGAAGCGGCTCCGGTTCAGTAGTCAAAGGCGCTACGCAGATGATTATATTCGCCGGAGCAATCAAAATTCTGGCGTCTGTCTGCACTGATTTGGCTGGCCTGGAATGGGGTCAGTTGGCAAAGGGTCTGACTGGCGTCGGTGTTCTGCTGGCCGAGGTATCCTTGTTCCTTAATACTGCGAAATTCAGCGGAAAATCCATTAGCACTGCAACCGGTATCGTCATCTTGTCTGCCGCAATCAAGGTGCTGGCCTCTGCCTGTAAGGACTTTGGGCAGATGAATTGGGGAGAAATCGCAAAGGGCCTCACTTCCATTGGCACCCTGCTCCTTGAAGTCGCCGCTTTTACCAAGCTCACAGGTAATGCCAAGCATGTTATCTCCACGGGGCTCGCGCTCATTGAGATTGCCGCAGCTATGAAGATCTTCGCGTCTGCCATGAAGTCGTTCGGCTCCATGAGCTGGGAGGAGATTGGCAGAGGGCTTACAGCCATGGGCGTCGCTCTGGCTGAGGTCACTCTTGCGATGAACCTGATGCCGAAGAACATGGTTGGTCTTGGTGTGGGCCTGATTGCTATTGGGGCCGCTTTGGAAATCGTGGCGGATTCTATCAGGAAGATGGGCGGCATGAGTTGGGAGGAGATCGCAAAAGGTCTCGTCACGCTCGGCGTGGCTCTTGGAGAGCTCGCCATTGGCCTGAATCTGATGAACGGCACGTTGGCCGGGTCCGCCGCTATGCTGGTGGCGGCAGGCGCATTGGCGGTTCTCACTCCGGTGCTGGTCGTCCTTGGCTCTATGAGCTGGGAGTCCATTGCCAAAGGATTGGTCACGTTGGCGGGAGCATTCGCGGTCATTGGCGTCGCCGGTGCTGTGCTCACCCCTCTCGTTCCGACTATTCTTGGGCTTGCCGGCGCGTTCGCTCTGATTGGCGTTGGAACCCTCGGCATTGGCGCTGGTCTTCTTGCGATTGGAGCCGGGTTGTCCGCTATTGCAATCGTCATTACCGCCCTCGCAACCTCGATGGGAGCCGGTGTGGCCATCATCGTGGCCGGGCTGACAACCATTATCACCGGAATTGCCGCTTTGATTCCCGCTATCGCCGAAAAGCTGGGCGAGGCTGTCGTGGCATTCTGTAAGGTGATTTCCGACGGCGCTCCTGCGATTGGAGAGGCCGTCAAGGCTCTTGTTCTGACCTTGGTCGATGTGCTGGTCGAGTGTGTTCCTGCTCTGGCAAACGGAGCGCTGGAGCTGATTGCCGGCGTACTGTCTGCTCTGGTTACCTATACCCCGCAAATTGTTGACTCCATTGCTCAGTTCCTGGTAGAAGTCATCGAGGGCATTGCGCGAAATCTGCCCGACTTGATCCAGGCCGCCGTACATCTCCTTATGGCGTTCTTCTCCGGCATCGTGGATGCGCTGGCCGGTATCGACACTGACGCCCTGTTGAAGGGTATTGCTGGTGTCGGTCTGTTATCCGCTATCATGTTGGCGCTGGGCGCTGTCGCCGGGTTGGTTCCCGGAGCAATGGCCGGTGTCCTTGGTATGGGGGCGGTGATTGCCGAACTGGCGCTTGTGCTTGCCGCTATCGGCGGTCTGGCGCAGATTCCGGGCTTGTCCTGGCTCATCAGCGAGGGCGGAAAGCTCCTTGAGGGCATCGGAACTGCCATCGGCTCTTTTGTGGGCGGAATTGTCGGCGGATTCATGAGCGGTGTGTCCAGTCAGTTCCCGCAGATCGGGGCCGACCTCGCCGCTTTTATGACCAATGTACAGCCGTTTATAGACGGGGCCAGCAGTATCACTCCCGATATGCTCTCCGGTGTGAAAGCGCTGACTGAGGTCATCCTCCTGCTTACCGCCGCTGATATTCTGGACGGGCTGACGTCCTGGCTCACGGGCGGCTCCTCACTGTCTGACTTTGCGGAGCAGCTTGTCCCCTTTGGGGAGGCCATGAGCAATTTCTCCAAGTCGATTGCCGGTATGGACGCCGGGCTCGTCTCTCAGGCGGCGATTGCTGGTAAGACACTGGCTGAAATGGCCGCGACACTGCCCAACAGCGGCGGTGTAGTTGGCTTCTTCGCCGGCGAGAACGATATGGAGACCTTTGGCAATCAGCTTGGCACGTTTGGCACCGCGATGGTCAACTTCGCAAACATTGTCAAAGGGATGGACGCCGATGCTGTGACCAATGCTGCGATTGCGGGAAAGACCATGGCCGAGATGGCTGCCACGCTTCCGAACAGCGGCGGCGTGGTCGGCTTCTTCGCCGGGGAGAACGACATGACCACCTTTGGCGAACAGCTCGTCCCCTTTGGCAAAGCCATCAAGGACTATTCCCTGGCCGTCCAAGGCTTGGATGTGGACGCTGTTACAAACTCCGCCACCGCCGGTCAGGCTATGGTGGAGCTGGCAAACACCATTCCAAACTGCGGAGGTGTGGTCGGCTTCTTCGCCGGAGAAAACAATCTTGACACCTTTGGCGCTCAGCTTCTCAGCTTCGGAAACTCTATCAAAGCGTACTCTCTGGCGGTAAAAGGTCTGGATACAGATGCCGTGACCAATTCCGCCACCGCCGGCAAAGCACTTGTGGAGCTGGCGAAAACCATCCCTAACTGCGGAGGACTGGTCAGCTTCTTTACCGGCGATAACAACATTGCCGATTTTGGAGATGACCTCGTTCTCTTCGGCAACGACCTTGCGGCCTATGCGGCAGCTATCAAAGATGTCAAGCCTGACGCGGTGACAGCTTCTGCCAACGCAGCGCAAGCACTTTCCAATCTGGCATCCGGTCTTCCTGACAGCAGCCTCTTCGACCAGTGGTTTGGAGGGGACCAGACTCTCGCATCGTTCGGCGACGATGTTGCCGAGTTCGGCGAGGCTATGGGTGATTACTACAATGAGATCTCCGGAATTGACCTCGGAAAGATGTCCGGCGTCATCACCCAAGTCTGGGGGCTTGTGGATCTTGCCAAGGGCGTCAAGGATGTCGATAAGAACGCTTTCACCAACTTCAGTAAATCTTTGACCACCCTGGCGAATAGCGGCATCGACGGTTTCACCGATGCGTTCTCTAATTGCGGTCAGAAAGTCAACAGCTCTGTTCTTGTCATGTTGAACTCTGTTAAATCTTCCATCTCCAGCAATAAGGCTGTCGCCAACCCGGCAATGGAGGAGGTCATGGGTTCCCTGGCAAACGTGGTGAACGAGAAGACCACGTCTATGAACACCGCTGTTGTACAGATGATGAACGGGTTCAGCAAGACTATCCGGGACAACACCAGCCCTGTCAAGTCGGCCATGACCACAGTTTTGAACAATACGGTGACCGCCATCAACAGCACGAAGGGCTCGTTTACCGAGGCTGGCAAGAATGTCGGCCAGGGATTTGTGAACGGCATCAACTCTAAGCTGAGCGCTTCTACCGCTGCGGGCCGCAGTTTGGGCCTTGCCGCACTGAATGCAGCAAAGAAAGCACTGGACAGTCATTCCCCGTCCCGTGAGTTCATCCACCTGGGCGAGAATATGGGCGAGGGCCTGGCAATCGGTGTGAAGAACAGTATTCTCCCAGCTTCTCAGGCAACTTCCGGCATGATCGACGAGGTCATCGCGGTCAGCTCCAAGGGCATTGACGCTTTTAAGGAGTGGGCCGAAGAGAAGAAGTATTATGGCGAGCTCAGTTTGAAAGACGAGCTGGCCGGGTACGAAAATCTTCAGAAGATGTACAAGGCTGGGAGCGAGGAACGCAAGCAGATCGACCGTGAGGTCTACAGACTTCAAAATGAACTTGTAGCGGCTACCTATCAGGCCTCCATGGACTGGATTGAGGAAGAGAAATACTACAACCGGCTCAGTCTGGAAGAGGAACTTGCCGCTTATGAGCGTGTCCAGGCCAGATATTTGGAGGGCAGCGAGGAGCGTAAGAAAGCCGACCGTGAGGTATATCGCCTGCGGAATGAGCTGATGGATGCCTCTTATCAGCATTCCATGGACTGGATCGAGGAAGAGAAATACTACAACCGAATGAGCCTTTCTGACGAACTGGCCGCCTATAAGCGGGTCCAGAGCCGGTATGCAAAGGGCACCGACGAGCGAAAGAAAATGGACCGTGAGGTGTACCGGCTGGAGAAAGAGATCAGCGATGCCCAAAAGCAATATGTCGAGGACGTTCAGCGGGTCCAGAGCGAGGCCAATCAGAAGCGCCTTGACCTGGAGCAGGAATACGCCGATAAGGTGAAGTCCATCAACGATAAACTTGCCCAGGACATCAAATCGCTGAATGACCAGTACGAAAACGCCCTGAAATCCCGTGAGGATAGCCTTTACCGGTCTTACGGCCTCTTTGACGAGGTCAAGGAACGGGAGGAGGTCAGCGGGGAGACGCTGATGAAGAACCTGGAGGGTCAGGTCAAAGAATTTGGCGAATGGCAGGATATTTTGGATAAGCTGTCCGCCAGAGGCCTTGACTCCGACCTGATTGGGGAGCTTCAGCAGATGGGCCCGGACGCTATCTCGCAGATCAAGGCGCTGAACTCCATGAGCGACTCCGAACTGGAAAAGTATGCGGCTCTCTGGTCTGTCAAGCACGCCCAGGCTCGGGAGCAGGCTGTCGGCGAGTTGGAGGGGCTCCGTATCGAGACCCAGAACAACATCGCGCAGCTCAGGGTCGAGGCCGACCGGGAGCTTGAAGAGTATCGCTCCGTCTGGCAGTCGAAGATGGCGCAGGTCACGGCCGACGCGGATGCGGAGCTTGAACGGCTTCGCAAGGAATTTGGCGAAAAGGTCGGTCTTATCAAGACCAATACCGAGGATGACCTGAAAGAGATGTCCGAGACGGCGCAAAAGATCCTTCGGGAAGCCGGATGGGACGAGACCGGCAAGCAGATCGTGACCGGGCTGACCGATGGCGTTCAGTCTGAGCGTTCCAGCTTCATCGACGAGCTGACCAACATGGCGCTCGCCGGTGTGGAAGCCGTGAAGACAACGCTGGACATCAACTCGCCCTCTCGGGTATTCCATGAGTTGGGCAACTTCACAGGGCTTGGTTTCGTGAATGGTTTGCACAGCTATGTGGAGAAATCCTATGACATTGGTGCGGATATGGCGGAGTCGGCAAAGTCCGGCTTATCCAACGTGCTCCAGACAGTCGCCGATATTGTGAACGGCGGCGTCGAGATGGAACCGACCATTCGCCCGGTGCTGGACCTGTCCAATGTGGCGAGCGGTGTTGACACCCTTGACAGCTTGTTCTATTCCCGGCGGGCCATCGGTCTTGCCGGTCAGGCGAGCGTCGCGTTCAGCTCTCCCCGTGATAAGAGCCAGGCGGCCTTTACCGTGAACAACAGCGATGTTGTGGCGGAGCTCAAGTCCCTCAGGGGAGAGATGGCCGCTATGGCGGAGAAGATGGAACGGATGCGGGTCGTGCTGGATACCGGAACTCTGGTGGGCGAAATGGTTGGCCCTATGGATACTGCTCTCGGGCAGAGAGCTACTTATAAGGGAAGGGGGAATTAGTTTGTACCATTCTATCACATTTGGCGAGAAAAACACATGGGATGACTGGCGGCTGGTCCCCTCTTCCCGACCTCTGTTCAACCCTCCGCCCCAAAAGGTAAAGACACTGGACATTCCCGGTGGGGACGGCGTTATTGATTTGTCGCAAGCCCTCACCGGGTATCCGGTGTATCAGAACCGGACGGGCTCCATTGAGTTCATCGTCATGAACGACTTTAAGCCCTGGCACATGGCTTACTCCGACATCATGGACTATCTGCATGGGCAGACCCTGCGGGCGGTTCTGGAGGACGACCCGGAGTATTTCTACGAGGGCCGCTTTGCCGTAAACGCCTGGAAGTCGGAAAAGGACTGGTCCCGCATTGTTATCAATTACGATGTCGGCCCCTACAAATGGTCGGTGCTGTCGTCTGTTGACGATTGGCTGTGGGACCCGTTCAACTTTCAAAATGGCGTTATCCGAGCCATGCTGTTCAAGAACATCGCCGTTTCCACAACGGCAAAGGTCCAGCATCTGGACGCGGCGCTCTTTGGCCGGGCCCCCATCTGTCCTCATTTCGTTGTGAGGTCTTCGGCTGGACGGGGCGTCCATGTCCGTTTTGTAAATCCGAAGCTGGAGCTGGACATCACCAAGCTGCTGCACGATGGAACTGTGCAGATCCCGGAGTTTGTGTTCTTCGGGGATTTGGGAGCGGACATCTATTTCTGGTGCGACACCGGAACGGCAACGGTTTCTGTTGACTTTAGAGTAGGGAGGTTGTGACAGCGATGTATTCGATTTACGCAGACGGCGCTTGTATTTACAGTGATGTCTTTGCGGTTGACAGCATGAAAGTCATCAATCCCAAACTGACTCTGGAGGACAACGGGGCCGGCTTCCTGGTGGTGACGCTTCCACCCCATAACGCTGGCTATGCCTCTATTGTCCGAATGGTCACGGATATTTCTGTCCAAAAAGACGGCGAGGAGATCTGGGCCGGACGTGTGCTGTCGGAAAGCGAGGATTTTTACCGCAATCGTATCCTCTACTGTGAGGGTGAGCTGGCGTACTTCAACGACAGTACCCAGCCTCCGGCGGAATATTCGGGTATGAGCGTCCGCGGGTATCTGGAGCGGCTTATCGCCGTCCATAACTCTAAGGTCGCTGCAAACCGACGTTTCACCCTGGGAGCGGTGACGGTCGTTGACAAAAACTTTCCCACCTACTACACCAACCACGATAAGACCATGGCTGTCTTCAACGCCCT